TCGTTAGAATGTACTAAAAATTCTACTGTACAACTCATGTTAACAATTAATTCTTATTTGTATAGTATTACGCTCCATTAAGCTCTTAATCTTATTAACTATATTCTCCATAGAGTCATTCCTACTGAGAACTAACTCTTTCATTTTAGCATTCTGATTTGGAGTTCTAATAACGAAGTAATTATCATATAATCTTCTCATATCTACATTACTTGAGTCCGGGATGTCATTTACTTCATAATAATCCTCTCCATCCCTTTCATATAGTTCGAGACGACCTGTTTCTTCATTTCTCATTCTAATATACTTATCTCTAGCTCTACCTTTAGCACTTTCACTAATAATAGGAGCCATTCTGATAAGTGCATCTTCTAATGAGAATGTATCTATATTAACATCCAAACTGTAGTCTGATTGTCCTACATACTTCTGATACTCTATTAGTAAGTCACTAACGTCAGTCTTATCAAATGTATTCAGCAGAGTCGTAAACCTATCCGCCCCGTATTTGTCCTTATTAACAACTAAGTTATATAAGAAGAACCAGTCAGTAAGAGGCAATCCTTGTAGATTAATTCTCTTTAGTGCTGCAAAATCTTTCTGATATCTACTAAACATAGCTTGGTCTGATTCAGTTCTTATATTCATCATGTCAATAGGTAACTTCATATATGTGGTGTTACCTCTAGTAAACGGGTCAATACGTCTATTCATACTTAATCCTTGCACAAATTGGTTGATTAATAACGAGCGAACTCTCTTATCTCCAACCATTCCGTTATGGAGTTCTGGAATAACTGTTCCTTCCATCCATAGTTTAAAGTTAGCAATTCCATCGTTAGTGGCCAAACTAAATACCTCACCTCCTTCTTTAATATCGTGCAGAGTCATATCATTTCCGATATACTTCTGACCTTCATCCATTCTGAAGGTAATGTTGCGTTTAGCCAACCAGCCAGTGATTAGTACATCGTCTACATGCTCACCGAGTGCATTTAGTTGCTCTTTAGTAACAGCTCTACCATATGTAGGATTCTCTTTAATAAGAGCTTCTCTATAGGAATTTACTAAGTTGAATTTAGTACTAATATTTACATCAGTTGTGTCAGTTAAGAATAACACTTCGTATAAGGCCTTGAAGTGGGGAATTTTATCAATCATGTCGAATATATTCCAAGTTCCCTTTATTAGATTATAGTAAGCTATAGTTGACTTTTTGTAGCCAGAGTTCATTGGGTCAAGGAATTTCCTCATACTAAATCCTCCATTAGTAATACCTTGTGCAATAGCATCATTGACCACAGCTCTTACTTGCTCCTCGGATAGGTAAGGTTTATCATTCAGGATGTTCTTAATAACTACCTCAGGGTTATATCCTTTCTCATATTTGTCATCTTTATATAGTTGCTCTCTGCTAGTAATTGCAGATTCATATGTATTTAACATAGCCATTTTACCTCCTAAATCTGTAGGCATACCTTGATTTAGTCCGTAGAATCTTCCTAACAGTTCTGTCTCCCTAGCACTTCTGTTTACCTTCTTAAATTCGGCAAATCTATCCATGTCTAGTCTATTCCTCATCTTCTGTAGGTACTTGTATTCTTCCAAGAATCTGTGTTCTCTATAAGATACAGCTGGGAATATATCATCAATAGAATCACCTTCTGCAAATCTATCTTTAATAGCTTGAATCCAATTACCTCTCTTATCAAATGCCTCCTCTCCGGAATCAAGTAGTTTCTCTTGTACTCTTTTAAAGAAATTACCTAAAGAAGTAGAATCAAAGTAATTCCTAATGTTAGGGCCTTCTTCTAATGCTCTAACTACAGAGTCTACTGATGCATGGTCATGATATTCATCAAACACATTTACTTTCATTAAATCATTTATAGTTTGTACTGTCGGACTTGTCATAAAGTTAGATATGTCGTTGAAACTGAATCCTAACATAATCATATGTAAGTACATACCAGCTAGATTAGGGCCTGCATTAATTTTAGAAAGAATCAACTCTTTGGCATTGTCAGTAGCAGCTGATAGTAATGCAGAGATTACTAATGACTGGTCTGATTGCACACCTAATTGCTCTTGAACTATTCTGGCGATATCTTCGTGTGATAATTGTTGCTCTACTGCTCTAATAATTAGATTCTTGAAATAATTTTTCTTAGCTGCAAGATTATCAAAATTGACATTAGCCATTATATTTCTTAATGTAGGCACTGTTATAGGCTTGCCGTCTTCTCCCAATATAGTCTGTATTCCATTAAATCTAGTAGAGAAGAACATATTGTCTAACCATTCCTGGTCTCCATTCCTGACACCTTCATTGAAGTAGTAACAATTAGCGAAGAATACCTTCTCACCTACAGCTGCAATACCAATTACCTGTTTACCGTCCATATTTTGCATCTGCATTACCCATTTAGCTGAAGGTGACATTAATGTAATTTTATTAGCTTCCTGTCCAGATGTAGACTGTTTAGCTGCTGCTTGTGGGTCTCCCATTTCAACAGGAGAATATGCAGAATTCATATTCTTTAAATCCTGAATAATATTACTAATTTTAGACGATACGGAGTTTCTAAATGCAGGAAGTAAGTTGCTTCTTCTAATCTTCTGTCTACCGTTTCTAGCTTTCTTTCCATTCTCATCAAATTCCTCAGTCATATACATAGTATGATTGTTAATTCTATTAAGAATGAAATTAGCATTATCGGTATCAACTTCACCTGAATATGTTAATATTCTGGCATCGTCAATAGCATTAAGCATCTCTGCTATTACCGGAACAGATTCTGGATTATAGAAGTTCTCCCTATTAAGTTGATTTAGATAGTTAGTAATATCTACTCCACCACTTCCGTATGCGTATAACTTACCATTAGGAGTAGGTAACATTTCTGATGCCTTAAGTGACTCAATACTATTAAAATTAAAGTATGGAGACCAACCTACATAATGTCCACTGGTATCAAAGTCATAACCCATAATGTAAGCCTTATCAATATCCGTTTACCTTATATCTTTCAATATAAGACTGACTATATCATCACTCTAATTCAAGAGTGTCTCGCGCTTCGGAAGCAGCTCTCTGCTGCGCTATAAATTCAAGCTTAGTTGAATCTCTTCTTATTTTATATAATAATGATGGAACTTGCTCTATGTAAGGTCTTACTATGTTTACAAACTTGTCACAATCAAGCTCTGAAGATGTAGCGATTGAATATGTTCCACGACCTTCTTTAAAAGGTCTAAACTTTATATCCCACACTTCAGCAAAGTAAGCAATTATTACATTGACTGTATCTTCATCCACACATGTAGCTATTTTAATCGTATGTTGTATAGAGCTACGCTGCTTAGATGTATTCACATTAATACAGCCATCATCCATATACCAAATAGCTAAACCTAGAGGTGTTATCCAATTTAATAACTTCCTGGTTATATGTTTCTTTGGAGTATATACCGTTCGCCTTAAAGCCTTAATGGTCGGATTTAGAGACATCTGTGAATACAATACCTTTTTACCAGTGTTATACCCACAAGATGATATATACTCTTTAACGCCATTGTTTTTAATTCCATGAACATCTAGTAATCCAACTTTCCATTCTAAATACTCTCTTTGAGCTTCAGAATGACTCAACTTAAATACACAATTACTAGATATTGTTCCATCTCCTAGCAGGAGTCCTATCAAAAGACTCTTCTGCTCTTTACTAAGCTTTTTAATTATACTTCTTTTAGCCATTTCATTTAATGTTTAAATTAATACACTAAATGAAAGTTCCTACTCCCTTACGGGATAGTCGATGAACTTTCATCCTTATAAATACAAAGATATGACTTTTGTTGTCGAGTAACAAGTCTCATATCAATATATTTATCTAGGATGCTCAGCTGCGGATTGTCCAATTCTAACCTTTTTTACTATACCAGTAGTAGTTACTTACTGCCACTAAGTACATTTCTGCCCTAGTTTAGTAGGTTAGACTCTAAGGAGTTCCCCGTCAGTTCACGAGATTTATTATAGTGATTACAATATTTATAATGGAGCTAACCTAAACGGTAGGTTTAGCCGATAATCACTTCCCTGCAACCATGTCTGCCAGTGAGATACATGTACCACATTCTTATCAGAATCGTTAAATGCAACAGCTTTCATCTTCATAAATGACTGCATTGTCTGTGCAGGAATACGAGCTACTGTAAATTCAAGTGATTTCTGGAATGATACAAACTTCTTCTTGGCATCTGTAATCTTCTGATTCTTCTCTATTCCGTCTAATTGATAAGCCAATCTAGACACACTGAACTCTTCTCCTTCGTTCTCTTTATAAGTATCAAATAGTAATTTAAGCAATCTATCATTTCTTTCAGAACCTGCTTCAATTACTTGTTGCATCATTTCCTTATTCTTAGTGTATTGGTTAATTTTGACAGAATCGAAGCTGTCCATTCCGTAAATGTCAATTACACTGTCAGGAGTTTTAGCTACTAATACTTCTTCAGTAGTGTTATTACCTAATGCATTGTAAGATGTTACTACTTCATGATACTCTCCACTTTCATCATAGAATCCAGCCTCGTACATCTTCTCACCATTTTCATCTACCCTCATAACACTATTACCAACTCTAACGAAATCAGATTCAGTAAGTGCTTTATTAACTGATAGATGTTCCATTAAGGAAGGAGTTTCTCCGAGTGCAACATACACATGTTTACCATTAGCTCTAGTAAACATCATATCATACCATTTAATTTTAGGAGCGTGATATTTATCATACCTATTAACGAAGAACTGATATCCTTGTGTAAGTACATCATTAATACTATCATTAGGTCCTAAGTTAAACTGGTCTACATATAGTTTACTAATAGAAAGTTCAGCAGGATTACTAACTAAATTCTGAATAGGAATAGCAATATCTCCATTGCCTAAATCCCTAATATAGCCATTGGCTGCATATTTATCACTGAATGCGACTGGGTCTGCTAAGTACTCTGCTTTCTGAATACCAGTTACAGGCATATATCCGTTGTCCAGTAACGTAAATGTTGCTTGTATTTGTGCTTGTATTTCAGAATCTAAAGCTTTAGGAAGTTTACCTCCGTCATACTTAGTTCTTTCACTGAATGACCTTTGTATAGCTGGCATATCAAATATGCTATGTCTCATACCGGTCATATCTTCCCAATAAATCTCTGCTGGCTTTAAGTCTGTAGGTCTAGTAATATCAGTATAGAATTGAGAGAAATTAGCTTTTACTAAGTTGTATGTATCAAAATCATTTACATATACTGGTACGTAACTACCCTCTATACTCCAACCTCTGTCAGCTAGATATTGGTCTACAGTCATTAAGGAATTAGCTTGATTCTTAGCTTGTGCAGATACAGCCTTGTCATAGTTATCCTGTGCTTTAGCTATCTCTACACCTTCTCCGTCTCCATTCTGTGCTTTCTCAAGCTCTGTTAGAGTTCTCTTAACAGCCAAATCAAGAGCTATTTGCTTGTCTAGTGCATTTTGGCTAATTCTAGCCACTACTGATGCTACTTCTTGAATAGGTAATTTAATTCTGTCTCCTGGAAGCAGTCTGTCTATAGTAGTTGCTGGTTGTGCTTCAATTTTAGCTTGCTCACTCTGTAGATATTCTTTAACACTCATCCCATTATCCGAAGCAATTCTATAAATATCATCATATTTATAATTAACCCCTCCAATACGGAACTGTTGTACTATGTTATAAGCAGGAACCATTACAGCTGCCATGCCTGGAAACTTTCTCTTAATAGCAGTCTTGTTCATGCTAGACGTGAACGTAGACAGCATTTTATTAAATATGGAAGGCGTACTATACGGTATTTTATATGTATCAGCTCCATGAGAATTGTTATTCTTTCTGTCTAATGCGAACTCCGCTTTAGCCTTCTCAATAATAGTCTTAGCAGTACCAAGCTCGTCCCCGTCCTTATTAAGCTCTTTAATAATAGCTTTACCTACTATTTCATAAATATCAGACTTAACATCAGGATTATCAGTTGGTTTAATTCCAACAAGTGTATATACTGCATCTCTAATACCACCTATTGATGATAATGCTACTCTACCCAAATCTTTATATGCCATCTTGGCCATATCATGAGTATATCCCATGTTCTCAAGTGAAGATACTACCTGTGAGAACTCTGTCATTGTAGATTGATGTTCTGGGTCAGTTACTACATGGTCTGCATCCATTTGAATACCAAGACCTTCAGTATTAAATTCCATCTCCATTAAAGGACTGTCATCAAACCAAGAACTATCCCCGTTTATATTTTGGGCTCCTACTTTAATTGCAGACTTGTTAACCAAGTAAGCAATCATTTTATGTTTGAGCGGTTGAATAGTATTACGTTGAGAAGGTATCTCTCCATTAGGTCTATACCAACCTACATTGTTAGCATAATTAGCAGTAACGGCTAAAGAAGCATCACTGTAAGCAAGTTCTCCATTTCTAAGAGATTCACTATATACTCCACCTAATGCTGCATGTAATTCAAATAATGAATTAATAGGAACATTTAACTGAACCATTACATTAGCGTCTCCTACAGCTTTAACTGGATTACCATATTCATTAACTGCTTGAGTTCTAATATTATATAATCCGTCACCTACTCTATCAAGACCTAATATCTCATAATGATTGTTACCGTCCCTGTAGAATATTCTTTCACCACCAGTAACATCTTTAAGCTCCATAGTGTTTCCGAATATGTTCTTAGTAAGGTCTATTCCTTCATAAGCATTATCAAACTGGTTTGTAGACTGATTCCATTTAAAATCAGACATCTTTCTAAACATATTGTATAGCTTAATGTCGGACTCCAAAGAATTTCTCATTCTCTCGTTGTACATCGAGAATATCGCAAACTTTAATAATGAAGCAGTACCGTAATCTCCATTGAAGTCGTGTCCAATAGGTTTTTTATCATCACCTACAGCAGAATCCTGTAATGAGAAGTTCTCCAAATAGGACATAATAGGATTACAAAACGCTGAACCGTCATGTGCATCTATTGAGGCTGTTTCTCCTTTAAAGTTATATACAAATGCTGCGACATCGCTCATAACAGCCAATCTATATGTGCTAGTAATTCCCAACAAACTGTTTTGATGAAAGTACTGCAAAGTAGCTGGGTCAATCACATTTCTTTTAAGCTGCCCCATTTCTCTAGATGAATGCTCTAACTCAGTTCCATTTACTGAAGTAGCTTTTACATTACCGTATTTAGCCTTATTAGGATGTGCTATACTACTACCTGTAGTAACTAATCGTAAGTTCTCTGAAGTTAGAAAGTCAGCTAAGAAGTATCTTTCGAGAATAGGATTTAGAGTAATATCTTCATCATTCCTTAACCATGCACTATCTAAGTCAGACAATCTGTTAAGTACCTTATCTCCCTGTTTAGCTAGTATTAATTCTTGAGTATCATTATTTACCCAAGACGTCTTATCAGCAGGAATAAGAGTATTTAATGCTTTATTTAAAACAAAATTTACTTTACCGTTAGCATATCTAAGAGGAAATGTTATATTATTATCAATCATATCTTTAATAAACTTCTTCCTCTCTCTTAAGAACGTTTTATTATATATATCCTCTTTAGCGTATAACTCGTTAGCATTAAAGTTCAATAAGTTATTAGGTATAAGACCGCCTTTCTTATTTCCATTTAGGACAAATGAACCTCCCTTATTAACATGTACATTATCAATATTAGGAACTCCATTACGGTAAGACATACTACCATACTCTCCCTTAGTAGTTACTGACAATACTGCTTGGAAGTCTTTAAATGTCATTTTATCTACTAAGTCGATAGGTTCCTTAGGCTGTAATTCTGTTAATATATAGTTATTAATTGCATCAATTTCCATATAATCTCCAGCCTGCAATGCCGCATCAGCTAATGCTTGTTGTTTAGCAACTTCTTCTGCCAATTTAGCATTATGTGCTTCTATTTTAGCATTCTCTGCATCCACTGCTGCTTGCTTACCAACTATGCTATTATAAGCATCTGTTAGTCCATTCTCTTGTAGTCTCTGTAGGAATGTATCGAGACTTCCTCTATATACATTTCTATAATCATTAAGCACATTATTAAATGTGTTCTTATAGTAAGAACCAACAGTAGACCTAATAGCTTTGTTTAAATCAGAAATTGATGAATTAAGTAAGTCAATAGTAAACTCTTCTCCATTCTCGTCAACAAGTTTGATTCCGTCGGCAGTTAAGGTCCACATTACGAATGTTCCCTTATCAGAATATACAGTAGGTTGAACATTAATAGTCTTAGATTGTCCTTTGTCAACCTTCCTTAATAGATTAGCATAGAAGTCATATAATATTGAAGAATATCCAATCTCTGCTACAGAGAAACTAGTAGCACTCTTCTTAACTCCAGTTCTACTAACAACATCGGTTTTAATTGATGTACCTCTAAGCATACCTGGATTTAATCCAAATAATGTATTCTTTAAAGAAGAGTTCGGATTCTCTATAATGGTTCTTGTGACGTATCTTCTAGTCAATCCAGCTAAATTAGCAATCCTACTATTAGGAATATTATTACCTTCAGCGTTCTTAATAACAGATTTAAATATTTCTCCAGTTACTATTTGCTCTGCTGCTACTAAATCATTCAAAGTGTTAATTAAAGCACCATCAATAGCTTTTAATGAGTTAGATGACTTGTCGTAGTAGAATCTAGCTTCTGGACTATCCTCATCAACTTTATCAGTATAATATTTAAGGGTCTTAATAAATGAATACAGGTCTAGGTTGTCTGGATTGTTAGTCTCGAACTCATTATATACTGTATTTACAAATGCAGAACTATTAGCTAGAGACATTAAGTTCTCTGTTAGATATTTTAGATTGTCTGCTTCTTTTACATTCTTAAATGCCGCCAGTAAATCTATGTTGCCATTTAGGAATCTAGTATTAATGAAATCATCCATAAACTCTACTAAAGATACATATAGTCTCTCCTGTGGAGTTATAGTTTGAGGGTTATTCTCTTCATAGATTGCTTTTAGTGTAGTAAATGAAGGCTCTTTTAATATAGTATCTAATGAACCATATTTAACCTTATCAGAAGGACTTAACTCAAGTTTCTTTTGACCTTTACTACCAATAGCAGCCCTATTATATATAAGAGTAATAGTGTCGCCATTATAAGGTAATTTAAATGAGATGTCTCCCAGAGTAGCGTTATGTACTTCTACTCCCCACTTGTCAAGTAATTCCTGTCTATTCTTACGTAATTCATTACTAATATCAATATCATTCTCTCTCTGAATTTTACGTCTATTAACATTGGTTTGTTTAATCTCCATAGAATCTAAGTCATTTGTGTCTTGATTCATGGCATATTGAATGTATTTTGCAACGTTAGTTCTATCTACAACTCCTGAAATAGAATCTAGTAAAGTGTAAGTTGTAACTGCTTTAGATTGTTTGTAATCATTGTTAGTGATTGTATACAAAGAGTTAGCTTTATTCTCATTATAAAATTTCTCATAAATGGATTTAAATACATTCAAATCATTTATTTGAAATATTCTAGAACCTCCACCATTGTTAATAATTTCTTCAAGAATCTTCTTTAAATAGTAATTAGGAGCTGAGTGGAAATTGATAACCAATTTTTGTAGTCTGTCTCCAAAATATGAAAAATTAGCTTCATCTTTCAACTTAGTTGTTGAATGTAAGAACTGTTTGAGTGTAAGATAATTGTCCCTTATTTGCTTTCCAGTAACAAAATCAAGAACAGGAGTTTGCTCAATGAGTAGTCTAGATACATTACCTATTTCAGATATTGCATCCACGTTCTCATTAGTTCTCCAGGTTTTAACCATGTTAGAACCAGCTCTAAATTGATATTTATTAACTGATACGGGAATCTCTATTCCAATATATCCTTTGTTCTTAATCTCCATATTCTTTCCGAATAGATTCTTAAGAATAGTATCAAAATTACCATTTGACAGTACAGCCCAAGCATTAAACGCATCAATCAGCATTTGATTCTTATACAGGTCTCCGAACTTCTGCTTTCTTGAGACATATGCATTGTCTAGTTTAGACCTAGGCATGTCCTTAAACAATTCATCAGCTAGTCTAAGAACTTTCTGCATACCTTCCACATCTGGAGTTCCATCTATGTAGATAGCGTTAGGCATATTGAAATCTGTAGTAATTCCATCTTCTTCATTAGTCATTTTAATATAATCGACTAAGTTCTTGAACATAGTATTCTTATATTTAGCAATATATATGTTCAAATCATCAGTAGTCTTGATTAATTTACCATCAGTAAAATTAACTAAAGACGATTCAATTATATTATATCTGAATTGATTTAGCATGTACTCTTTTACTACTGTAGCAGAGCCATACGTATCATTCAAAGACGGAGTAAGTATTCTCTTCTCCGAGTTGGAAACCTCATTATTGATATTCTCTGGAGCATCCGGAATGATAAGGTCTTTATCAGCTACTTCAATTGTAGTTGCTTCAGGAGAAAGTCCAAAATTCTGACCTAGAGGTTGTGCATATTCAGCTAACAGCTGTTCTTTCTGTGTATCTTTAAGTATTCTTGATGTTTTAATATAATCTTCAAAAACCTTAGAAAGCGAGACGTATTCTGCCTCGCTCTCTAGGTTGAATAGGTTAGTACCTTTCAAGTTAATAAAGAAATGCTGAACAAAGTCTGTAGTAGACAATGGTTCAGCCTTTCTAAACTTAAGTACTGTTCCTCTAAGGACACTTTCGGCATCAATCCTATGTAGTCCTATGTCAAAGTTAGTACATGCCATTATTCTTATATATTTAATTTACAGTTCTGACTATCAATTATTTGCTTATTATTAGCAAGACTGTTAATATATTCCATAACATCTAATATGTCAGGGTCGTCAAGTTGCTCATCAGTCAAGTAACCTTCGAAGTGATTGTCCACTAATCTTATCTTATCAAGAAGTGCATCAGCAGCTTCCGGAGTAAGAGAGGTAGTAGCTCTCAATTCTTGGATAACAGTCATGATTTCGGTCTCTCTAAGATTCTCATGGTCTCCAATGGTATCTTCGAATATCTTGAGTTTCTGTTCTCTATTAGGGTCAAATGGAACTTCATACATCACTGTATCAACTATATTAACTTCACTTCCAATAATGCTTCCTTTAATTGTTTGTCCACCTTGCAAATATACTGTAAAATCTTGTAAATTACCACTACTATAATCAACATTTTGAATACCCGTAGTATCAATCTCTCCGTCTTTAGTTTTGGGTAGTACAGACGGACTCTTAACATTTATTTCCTGTAATAGAGTATGTACCTTATTAATGACTGGCATGTTGTTAACATCAACAGTCATATCTAGATGAATTACAGGGTCGTTATTAATTAATAGCTGTCTGTTATTTATGTCATTAGTAAGACTAGTATTTACCTTAGTTGCTACTCCTTTTAATATTTCATCTAATGCAATATCACCTTTCTCTAGATATTCATTGCGTGCATCATTAAGGATTTGGTCTATTGAGGTATAGCCAGTGAAAGCACTGGATACTCCATTAGCAATTAACGTAATGTTATTATCAAACTCTGACTGTCTGTTATGTGGAACTCCTTTATTAAATTGTCTCTCTGATAATACAGTAGGGTCAATGGTTATTTCAAAGTTAGGACTTTCTATAGCAGTATCAATATAGAATTGATTGTCATTATTTCTAGTTGGATAGAAATCAGAAGGTCTACTATCATGTGAAGTCGGAGTTCTAGGAGTATAATATATTCCATTTATAAATGGAGCATATGTAGTAGTTGCAGCTCCTTCTTTAATAGTTGGAGTACCATGGAATATCACATTAAACATGTTATTTAGTACAGAGAAGTAGTTATCTCTACCTGCATCTCTAACTGCCCTAACTATATTAAATGATAACTCCTCTAACCTAGTTTCCTTCATTTTACCGTCTCTAGCCTTAGCTCGGAATACATAACTTTCATCTGATTTCTTACCAGCGGAGAATAGTTTGTAAACTGATGATAACAATCCAACCATTTTGAATGAACCACCCATTCCACCTATATTAGATGCTGCATGTTTATAAGTATTCTTACCGTCAGTCAATTCTATGGCTCCGTCGTCAGCTATTAACTGTGCTAAGATATTGTCCATATCTCTGCCGTTAGTAGCTATGGTGAAGTTCGGATTACCCGGTAATGAAATATACTCTTCTAATATACTAAATAGATTATCCAATATAGATAGTTGAGCTTGAGCTACTTTAGGGTCTATGTAAACACCGTATGTAAGAGTTCTAGGAACTTTACCGTTAGAGTCAAATGTTTGCCATTCATTTCTACTTAAATTTATAGGTCTTACTACCATACCAGGAGCATTAGTCTTGATAGCATCTGCGTATGTAAGTCTAAACATAAATCCATTATAAATAGAAGAATCCCAAGGAACTCTCTTCTGTCCATCCACAGTAGATTGGTCGATTAGTCTATTAAACTCATTAACTTCAGAAGTACCTCTAACATCATCAAGGTTATTAGCCTGTCTGTAAGTGTCATAAGCCTTAATGAAGTTCTTTAATCCAGACCTGTAATTCCACATACTTACTAGCATTCTAGCAGCAGTAGTATTACTTCCAAATGTTCCTAAATATTCCTTTACTTGATTCTTGTCTAATTTAGTTTTACCGTCATCAGCAGTATGAACTAAATCATTAAAAGACAGTCTAAAGTAATTATCAATAAAGGTTCCATTGGAATTAGCTACTATCATTCTTATAAGTGGTGGTACCGTCTTAGCTACTTCAGCTTGAGCATCCTTATCACTAAGACCTCTAGATTTAGCTTCATCTAGCGCGGCTTTACGCTTCTTCTGCATTCTTAGATACATCTCTGCAAGATTAGATTCGGTTACTTTCTCTCCGTCAATTTTAAGATGTTTGTTAGAAGTGGCAAATACTACACCTTTACCTCTTACAGACTTATCTACCATAGCTACTCCACCATGTCCTGCATAAAGATACATCGGACTAATAATGGCATTAGGAAATGCTTCTCTAACCTTATCCAAGTTCCAAGTTTGGTCTGGAACTTTCTTAAGTCTAGTCGCAGCAGAGAATGATATATCACTTTCATCAATTCCAAGATATTTAACAGTACTAGGATTATCTAAGATTTCCTTCTGCATATTCTTATACCACTTCTTGTACTTATTAATTCTAGCAGCAATATCAGCATCTTTGCCGTTACTATTGTTCCATTTCTGCCAAGTGTCAGGATTGGTTAATTTACCTATAGTGAATTGTAAATCATTACCTTTCTCCATAGGTATTCTATATACTATATTGAACGCAACAGGTTCTACTTTAGTAGAGTCATAACCCTGTTTGTCTCTAGCTTTATCAGTGCCTTCTTCGTTAGTATCATCTTTCCTGATTTCTAGATTGAACGTACCATTATTCCAAACTTCTGCACCCAATCCAGCTAAGTATTTATAACCATTGTCGCTTAGTTTCTGAATGAAGTCAGCATCAAACTTCTCGCCAAATGTCAAGTAGTTTCTAACGTCTACTAACATATCCTTGGCAGGTTGTAATGTATTAGTATCATACTCTACATTACTTCTAGTGAAGACATTCAAATCATCAACTACATCATTCCTTACCACTCTAGTAAATTTACCATCGGAAGTTTCTGCCATACCATATCTCATATACCAGCCGTATGCTCTAATTCCAGAAAGAGGTTCACTTAGTAATAATTCATCTATAACAGATTCTTCTCCTTTACCCTCTATATCTGCTAAGAACTCATTTTCAAGCTCATTAGTGCCAGTCATAGTTCTACTAGGTGGTATAAATGTAGGAGCTTGCACTTCCTTAGATTTCTCTTTAGTTGTAGGAGTAGGCTCTGGTATATCAGTAGATTTTACTGGCTCCGGAGCTTCTTCTGGATTAACTGGAGCAGGTTCAGGTATAGGTGGCTCCTGTGCTTTCCTAGAAGGAGTATATCCCTCTAATTCGGCATTAAATGCAGCCATTCTAATTACCTTGAATCTATCTATCACAGCAGAAGGGTCAGAAGTAGTAGATGTATATTCATCTTGACGTAAATTAGCTTCTTTGATAATAGTTCCCATGTTGCTATTAATAAAATAAGCTCCGTCCTTAGAACGAGACATCATAGTATAAAATGACTTCATATAATCAATAAGTCCAGAGACTGTATTTGTATTATACTTACTGAAGTTTACATCAATTATAGCATGTTTAAACTCAGAACCTTGAACTGATTTAGGAGTACGCATAATAATCCTACTATCTGCCATATTAGTTAGCATTTTGTAAGTAGGAGTATTCTCATCATCATACACATATCCGACTTCTCCGTCCCTTTCTAGTATTTGTCTAACGTCGTCTTCGGTAATAGCAGTGACAAATTTACTTCCATTAAGGATATTGTCTTCGTCCTGATAATAATGTAGCTCCATCATGTTACTTATTGTGTCTTTGACATTATTAACAGCATTAGCTTGACTTTCAGAATCAGCCATTTGTTCTGGAGTAAATGTCAACACACTCAAAGCCGCATTTACCGTAGTATTATTATCATTCTGTTGAGTATTAGTAATACGTAAGCTAATATCCAGCTTAGGAGTTCTGACCATTAAAGATTCAGATGACTTAACATTATAAACACTGATGGTAGGATTCTCATATCCATTCTGATTTAAGTCTCCTAGTGGAACAATAGTTACATTGTTCTTATGTGCCCAATTAGACAAATGTTGCATATAAAGGCTATTTACCCAGGTAGCCTCATCAATAAATACAAGCCTCGGAGTTTGAACATCGTTATACTCTATATCTTCATTGATAATGGCAGCTCTATAAGATTCCATTACTGTTCCACCAGGCGATGTAATGGGGCCAAGTTCTTCTATTGTGAACTGCTTAGACTCCTTATTATTATGTAATATATCATTAGACAGCTCTGCATAATTAGATTCTCCCAATACATGACTCATTAAATCCTCTATAGTAAACGCTTTGCCTTCACTTCCTAAAGAAGACACTAGATTATCTACTTGCTGTTTAGTTGGACCTACTTTCCATATCTCTGCATCAGGATAGTACTTCTTAACAATGTTCTGAATTAACTTAGCAATAACAGCTGTTTTACCAGCACCACCAATACCGTCTACCATTACAGTATTCCAGTATCGTATTAACTCACTACCATAAGTTCCTTTAGGAGTGTCTATGTTATTAACAGCAGCATTCATTATATCAGGATTAACTGCCATAGCTGTAGCCAGATATGCAGCATACTCTTGTGAATATAAAGGAGCATAATTAGCGTCTGTCTCAACAAGGGATTCTCTTAAGTAATAATCAAAATCTGACTTCTTAAAAGCTATCATTGCATGTAATAGCATATAAACATCATAATCCTCTAAAGATTTAGTCTCCGGGCTAAATTTGGTGTTTCTTTGCTCTACCAAATTATTAATGTTGAATTGATTTCTTACATCAGAGAATAGGTCCTTCAATATAACTTGTGGAGAATCTCCAGTAGTTTGCACTATCTCCTGGAAGTTGTCATACAGTTTGTTCTGCAATGAACTAAGTTCCTTAGAGATAAGCGGATTGTCATAGCTAACATTGTCAATATCATCAAGAGTAGGGGTTGGCATAGTATCTATATCTTTAAATAGCTGCATGCCTTTATACTTAAGTTCTTTTAGGAACTGGTATCTATCCTTACCCTTTAATATATTAGCTGTCAATTTAGATATTTGTTGACCTGTTCTACCATGTTTGCTGAACTGATTAACAGCATTCATTCTGGACAACTCTTTCAAGAATGTGAGTTGCCTAGTTATTAATGCCAACTCCTCTTTCATGATTGCAGCTATATCACCTCTAATAATCCCATATTTCTCTTCCTTTGGGAAGTAGGTTTCTAAGAAGTAATTCATAGTAGCATTGTGTCCAAATGGATTATTGATGTCTAAATCAGTAGTAGAACTGGCATCAATAACAGCACTAAGCATGTCTATGATTTTGAATGCTTGGTCTATTTCCTTCTCCTTATTACCGTCCAATACGTAGTCAGATACAGAAGGGGCGTTCTCTAGTCTTCTATTCTCATCTCTTAGTAAGTCAAAGATAGTGAGTTTGCTTCCATATACAGTATTAGTAAGTTGGTCAAGGAAATCATATACTGGACTAGTTTTGATTTGTAAAACATCCTTCCTTAATTGAGCTATAGTAGCATTAGTAGGATTAGACATTACAAGACTTTCCATATCCTTAGCTGCTTGTACAAATGTCTTCTCGAAATTATTTATTCTCTCTTCGACTTTCTCCATTACTATAGGAGCGTCTTCCGAAGGGTACACATCCCCATTGTTGTCCATGAAGTCTAAAGTGTCATAAACAAGTCTCTTTCTATGTACATCAGAATGAAGAATATTATGAATATTGTCTATAACAGTATCCAAATTATTACCGTCTATGTCTTTTAATGTTTCTAATAAGGCATCATATATAGGATGTGGTATTCTGTTCCCGTCTATATCTAAAACTGGTACATCATTTGCAATAGCTTTTAACACTACATCAAATGCTGCTTCATTAGAGATTTTGTCTCCAAGTACACTTAATAGAATCTCCTTGGTATCAGCATCCATAAATCCAAACTGCATAGCTTGTTGTATTACAGCTTGCACTCTTCCGATTACTTCTAGATTCTGAACTTCAATAGCTTGTCTCCTTAAGTCTGCATCAACTTCAGATTCGCCTTCAATAGGAGAGAATCTTTCTCTTACGAACTTCTTGTTTAGTACTGGTCTAATATTCTTGTCTCTTCCTAATTTAGAAATAAGTACCTGTTCAGCATCAGCACCTTCTGGCACATCTAACTTGTCAACAGTGGCTCTTAAATCGATTAGATTATTATATGCCCATGCTTTGAACTTATAATAATCATCGTAAGTTACTGTGCCTTCTTCAAGTTTAGTAGAGAAATCTTTATTAAGCTTCTTAAATATACCATAGGCTGTATCAAGAGCTTGCATCTTGTCTTGCTGTTTATAAGATGCATAATCAGACTCGTAACCTTTAACTTGTTCAGGAGCCATATCTTGGAATCTTTGTCCTGATTTAAACTCAACAAAATCCCTAAATGTTGGTGCATAGAAGAATGCATTTACACTATTATCAATAGCGAACAGCATTTGACCAGTATAGTATTCAGAGAATGTTCCGTCTAGGAATTTCTGTTTCTTCAAATCAAGGTCAGCCTTCTCTTGTCTTAGCCTTTGTAAGTCGTCAGCATAAGTAGTACTCTTCTTACTTTCTGTTCCAGTGTCTTGTGTATTAGACTCTAATGCCGCTATCTTTCTACGAACTTCTACAATGTCGGAAACTAAACTATTAAAATCCTGAAGCATTTTGCCATTATATCCATTCTCTATAGCTCTACCGAACTTCTGCCCGTCTGATACTTCAAAGCTAGCTAGAGCTTTCATCCTGATGTCTCCCATTACCATTTTGTCAAGGAGCTGTTCATCAGAGAAGTTTAATCCCTCTTGATTAATAACAGCGTCAAGATGCTGTAGGTAATTCTTAGTCATGGTATAGACTGCTTCGTTTTGATTGTCACTAGGAGTAGTAGGAGAGGTCCATATTGTGCCTTGGTCTGTGTCTTCTGTCTTAGTAGCAGATAGATTCTTATTACCAAGCTTGCCCTTTCTCCGCATGTCATTTAATTCTTCCATTAACTCGCTAGTTCTGCCATTTCTAATAAGGTAGATAAGTTCTTGGTTAGTTTGTTCATTAGTGGCCTTCCTATTCTGTGCAATATCTACACCATAGAAGATAGCACCACCAAGAGCTCCTCCGAAGAAGTTCATACCATATCTTTCGGCTGCATTCTCCCAAGCATCAAGTTTCTGTTTACTCTTAGTGTAACCCATTTCTTGAGCCCAGTTAAATGTAGCTTTCGATAGGTCAACTACTAATTCTTCAGACATTTCTTCCAGACCTTCACCTATGGCCTTACCTACGAATCCTGTAGTATGATTTCTAATGTCAGACCAATAATTAGAAGAGTATTGTTTAGCAGTATTAAACATTTTAGCCAGCTTGTTAGGCTTAGGCATGTTACTAGTAGCAAGTTGGCCCAGCCCCTTATTAATTTCTCCAGTTACTTGTGAGATAGCCTTTCTATAAGTGAGAGCGTCTCCTTTAAGTTCTGGGAAGAATAATTCACCAAGTCCAGTTCTATCAACTGCATACATGCCAGCTACTGCTCCCCATGCTATAGCTGCTGCTTCTGCTCTATCAGCTCCTTGCTCTATAGCATCTTCAAAAGTCTCAAGACCTTGCATCATAGCCATATAACCTAGAGCTGTATTAGCTGCCATTCTGTTGTTTCTTTTAAGAATAGTCTCAAACGCTTTTGTACCTTTAAGCCTATTCATCTCATACAAGCTGCCTATGGCTCCTTTATATTTATCAGGATTAGAAGCCAGTAATCTAGTTGATTCCAAATCAGCAGCTTGCATTGCAGCTTTGTACTTCTTATCTGTACCTAGTAATGCATTCATGCCTTTGAAGATAGTTCTTTGCTGTCCCCACTGTAATGCCACATCGGTTACTAAATCAAAGAAATTCTCTGCTGACATCAATTTACCTTGAGAGTATTCTGATTTAGAGCCTTTAAATGTCCTACCTATACCTTGTATTAGATTAGCTGTAGGCGTATCTTCGTTCAGTCCTAGAGTAGATTTATAAATAGCGGGTAGTATATCCATTAACTGAGCACCAATCATAGCTCCTCCATATACCAAATTCACATAAGGTACAAATAAAGGTGCTAGTGAAGTCACTGTCTTCATAACAGTACCAGTAACAGACTTATCAAGTCCGTCAGAATCAAAGAAGTCATATTTATTAGCAGCAGAACCGTCTACTGTAAAACTGTCAAACATAGATTTAAACTTACGACCATAAGCTTCTCTTCCGGCTAGTGTCTCATAGTAGTAAGTTCCTTCGTCATTGTATTTAAGGTCACCTTTACTATGCTTAACTATTCTGCCAGAGTATGGGTCTTTATGCTCTCCGTCTGAATCCCATTGGGCAAGTACTAAAGGTTCTGAAAGTGATTTCAAGAAACCTAATGGGCTGCCAAATAGAACGTTATCATTAGGAGTATAGTCTTCGTACTTACCAGTTTCGTAGTTAAATACCTTCTGTGTTTGTGCTAGTTCTGATGCTGTCCATTCTCTATTATCTGTGCGTCCTATTTGTGACACACCAGTCTTCAATCTATCAGGATTAAGTACCCTTCTAACATTAAAATTAATAGGTCTATCCTCTGCATCATTAGGTTTTAATTGAGAATATGGGTCCCAATCAACGTCCTCCATGATTGTATCCTCGAATTGGTCATTGGCAAACTTTTGATAAGTAAATGCAGCACTATCATACTTTTGGTTAAATGCCACTTCATTAAACTTACCATTCTCATCCTTAAACATTTCTTGGACAAACTTACTATTCCTGTAAGTATTCTTATCTAGTAATCCAGTATTATCAGCTGTTAATCCTACATCTCTAAAATTGTCCATAGTAAATGAAGGATTCTCTAATTGAGCTACAAACCAATCATTAGGTTTCTTTATATCATTCATATCAATTATTTAATATTTTAGATGTGCTTGGAGTCATAAATGAGTCTAATTTAGCTGCTCTAGCTGCCCTTCCTTTTAGGATTGTCATATCTCCCCAGTCAGCAGGTACAGTAGGATTCTCGCCAGCGACGTTAAGAGCTAATCCAGCACTCTCTCTTAGTGGCATATAAGCAACTGTTTTATATATGTCATCATAAGGTTTCATTCCAAGTGTTCCTTTAAATAAGTTCTCTATATCATCAGGGTCAACATTAGGCATACTTCTGATATTAGTCATATAACCTTCCCCTGCCCTATCTACATCAATTGCACCTTTCTTGCTACCAAACCATGGGTCTTCCCCGCTGGCATATACGTTAGTCATTAAGAAAGGACGGAATTTAGATTTGTCCCAAACTAGTCTTCCGTTAGCATCTTGCACCATATATCCTTCTAAATCATGCTTCATAAGTATGCTCTGCACTTCATCAGCACTTATATTAGCTCCTCTGGATTCTATTTCTTTTTGAGCTTCAATGAATCTAGGCATAAGTTCAAAGTCTGGAGCTATACTGCCGTTTTGGTCATATGTGTATGGTAGAACTGCCCTTGCAAGTTGAGTTCCGTCATACAGCACCTGCCCAAATTTAGAAGAATCAACTTTCTGATTGCCTAAATGAATGCTATTACTGTCAACAATACCTCCAATTCCAGACATTAGTAATGACTCTAATGAGCCTTTAGCAACTAAGTTACCGTCTTGTCCTTGTGGTGTACCATAAAATACAGCATCCGCTTCCATTTGGTAACCTTGTCCGGGATTAAGTATGTATTTACCAGCATCTCCATTCTCCCCCATGTAATAAGACATAATAGGTTTAATCTGCATAGTCTTATTAGATTTAGAGCCAGATTCAGATGCTCCCTCTGTGGCATTCTTATCATAATCTACTTTAATAGAATAGTCAGAATCAATTCCAGATGAAATCATACCAGCCAGTAATTCATACGCACCTTTAGTAGGGTCCAATCCAGACAATGCAGCCTTACCTCTTAGTAAAGCCTTTGCATTATTAGGCATGGTAGACAGCAAGTAAGTAAGAGCTACTCTAGCCTTCTTTGATTGGTCAGTATTACTTTCTGTAATTTTATACACTCCGTCCTGTCCAGCAGCTAGTAATTCGTCTATTCCCTCCTTTATATCTTTACCTTTCTTAGTTTTAAAGAACTCTTTAGAAGTGCTATCCTTACCTATTTTACCAATGAGGTCCCATACTGTCTTATTAATACTATCCATGCTGACTCCATTAGCAATTACAGTTGATATATTATTAGCATACGGCAATTTATTAGCTCGTAGGTCAGCCAGGTCTGCATTAGTAAGAACTCTATCACCTTGCTCTAGAGTTGCTTTAGTAGTAATTCCGTCCTCTCCCATCACATAATATCTACCGTCAGTAGTAATCGCCATTTCACCAAAGGAGCCATTCTTCTGTGACTCTGCTATAGCATCTTTTAGTTGAGTTTTGCCCTCTCTAAGTCTTGCCATTAGTTGAAGAGTTCTTCTATAAGCTGTGGCAGTTTGATTTGGATTGAATGGGTTGTTCTGACTACTGAATAGATTACCTATTTCTTCAGCTACTGCATCAGTATCACTAATAAGTCCTTCTTTATACAGAGCAGTAATCAATGACTTATCTATACCTCCTATTGTATTCTTATCTGCTTCTGCATTGCTGCTCATTGCTCCTTCAACATAGGGAGCCGTAGGTTGTGGTTGAGGAACGTTAGTATAGCTAACAAAGGCGGGAATACCCCCGCCCTGTAGCTTCTGTATTTTATTTATTATTTCCATGACATTCCTTTCTTAATTAGTTCAGAAGTTAATGAAGACATATGTTTAATCATATCAGCATGTTGCTTCTTCGCTGCCATTATGTCTTTATGGAATTGCTTATTATCTGCTAGCATTCTTCTGTTGAAATCCTTAGCTCTTTGAATTATAATCCTTTCCTGGGCTGTCAACCTTCCACCCTTAGCATAAGTATATGGGGTATTAGGAGAAGGAGTAGTTCTTTGGAACATCCAAGGCATTCCAACATTATTTCTAGAATAATTAAGCATATCTGTATTGTACTGTCTTAATAATTGTTGCTGTTTAGCTGTATCCCCAGCTTGAACTGCTGCATCATATTGTGGCTGCATTGTAGATAGTAACCCCTGCCTATAAGATTCAGCATCGTATTGTTTACGAGCTGCTCTATTCTGTCTGAATTGATTTTCAATGCCAGATAGGTAAGGATTAATAACTTGCTGATAATTAGCTGTAGTCTTAGCAGAATCAATTTGCGCCTTAGCAGCATCAATTTGTAGCATTGAAGCTCTATTTCTATTGGCAACATCAGTTCTTCTAGCCTTAGCAGCATCTGACTCTTGTTGAGCCATCATTCTTGTCTTATAGAACATATCAGCATCAGCCATATCTCCTTGGAATCTTATATCACCAGCTTTGTTCTGTGCTTCTAATTCTCCAGCAAGCTGAAGCGATGCATCAGAAGTTCTAGGTCTAGCGGCAAGAGATGTCAAATTAGAAGCTTGCCTATCAGCAGATGCTTTAGCAAAGTAGTTACCAGTAATGGGTACAGTGTTCTCATATGTATCTATTAGCAATGGTTTTAGTCCAGCTTTGTACTGTTCAGCTGCCTTGTTATTAGTTGCCAATCCTCCAACCATTCTGCCTAATGCTATCACATCCTCTGGCAATACACTAAAACCTCCTAAACCTTTCTTTTCACCTCCAGCTGCTCCGCGTACAGTACCGTCTCCGGCAGCTTTCTGTGACCTTTTAGCATCTCTAATTTGCTTCTTAGTAGGATTACTACCCATAGCTGGTTGTGGATTTCCACTAGTAATGCCTGCTGCCTTAGCTTTAGGCATAAAGTTTAGCATTCCAGTATTTAAGTTCTTAATAACATCAATATTATCATTAACTCCAGCTCTAACTTTAGCTAGATTGCCAGCACTGATATTGTTAGTTCCTAGATGTCTTAACCAAGTTTTATCTCCTGCGTAACCATCAGCAACGTACCCTTGTGCATTATTATCAGAACTTCCTCCCCTACCTTTGATTCTTCCAGAGCTTTCTAAGCCAGCTATAGTTCCAGTGTTAATATTAGTATTAGCATTAAAGTCAGTTTGATAGCTAGCCACCTTATCACTGTATGGTAATCTAACCGCTCCAGGTTTGTTTGGACCAAATCCTAAAGTACTATACTCCCTTTGCATATCATTATAATTCCAAGCGTTACTTGGAGTAATCATGCCAAGAGTACTATTATAACCACTACTTCCTAATATATCCTTATTCCAACTTAAGTCGCTAGCAGATTGTACATTACGTATACCTTTACCTCCTTGATATTTAGGAATTAGTACTCCTCCATTAGCTTTCTTAGTAACTCTGTCGTCTTTAGACTTCTTCTTAGTCTTAGGTTTAGATTGCTTCTTAGGAAGTTCTCTTTTAACATGAGCAGTACTACGTTTGGGCGGATTAACTAATTCCCATAAGTATCTGGCATTCTTATCGGTAATCTTATTAGTAGGAGTAACAGTAATTTCAGTTGGAGTTGGTGGAGTATACACATTCCTTCTAGGAGTTACATCCTCATATCCAAAATCCTTTTTATTCTTAACTGCTTCATCCCATACTTTATTGTACTCACGTTCAGCTACTGGTTGGAATACTTCTCTGTAAGTCCTTTCCTTATTAGCTCTGGCTGCTCCAGCTAATGGTTGTTTAGGTGAAGGTTGATTAGTAGCCCATGCAGTCAAAGCTTCATTTCTAGCTTTTTGAGCTTCTCTAGCTTCAGCCTGCTTATTAAGTCTTTCATTCCTAATAGCTTCATTACGTCTGTTTCTATCTCCTGTGGCTCTAGTTTGTGCCAGCTTGTTTGGGTCAGTAATGTCTACAACTTGTCTTGACTTACCATCTCCCATGTAAAATACCCTGTTAGACGGAGTTACTTGATTAGGGGCAGGTAACGCCAACAGCTCTGAAGGCTTAGCTTGACCTTTATTAAGATTTCTGTATTTGAAAGAGTCGTACCATTGAGCTGGCTTATTAAGACCAGGAATAGATATAACTCCAGTTTGCATTCTTTTAACTATTCCCTTCTCTGAATCTGAATAGACTAGAGGCATTTCGATATCACCTTTAGTAGTGCTGACTATTTTAGTTTTGTTGAAGTTGTATTCTGGTCTTACTACAGAATTGGGCAAACTAGTTATAAACGGATTGTGCCATGAGAAATTAACTTGACGACCTAATCTATCATCACTCTTAGTAATCTTCTGGAAAGCTGCCTGTTGGTCTTTGAGTTTACCATGACTAGCTATCTCGTCCAACTGCGCTCCAGTGACAGTGTATTCTCTACCAGTAGCGCTAGTTATTACATGATTTCCAGTAGCAGCAGCATTTCTAAGCTGTTTAGATTGTATTTGGCGTTTAACCCCTTTACCACCCCCAACTACAACTTTTATTAGTTCAGCCAAGTTTCTATAATCATCTACGGAAAGGTCTTTTGGGTTAGTAGCCAACTTTCTAGCTGATTCTATACCAGGGCCTGTATAGCCTATTGCAGCTGCTGTCGATAATAGTCTTGGAGTCCATTTTATAAGATTCTTGACTACCTTACTACCTTTAGCTGCTGCACCCAGTCCGGGAATTAATCCAACTGTATCTAAACCTAAATTCATAGCTAGACGTCCTACATCTCCCCAGTCAAGACCATCTTGGCCCCAATCAGCTCCAAAATTGGCTAGTGTTCCAGCATAACCTACTACCCCAGCTCCAGGTATCATAGATATTAAATCAGCACCTATAGCCCCAAGCCTTGCATAATCAGAAGCAGTGAATCCAGTATCTGCTGGCTTTCTGCTATCATTAACGGCTTGTTCTACTTTAGCTTCCTTGTCAGCTTGACGTTTAGCATCTCTCTCCCTAATAGCTTTAAGTATTTCAGCATTAGCAGCTTCCCTATTAAACCCTATGCTTCCTCCCTGTTGGAAATATGAACCTCCCCGCTTTGGTACTCTAAGAGCAACTCTAAGTTTTGAACTATCAGTAGGATTCTCATAATGAACATAGGCTATCTGTTGCAACGCAGGTATATCTAGCATAGATACTTCCTTGTACTGTTTAGTTTCAGGATTATATGCTATACTAGTATAATTATTGAAATCATATGTAGTGGGCACTGCTACAAAGCCATCGCCCATGTCTGGGAACTGTGACCTCATGACACTTAAGGCAGCATCCATATTATTAACTATATGCTGTCCGTTGTCTGGTCTAAATGAAGTTCTTCCTAATACATTGGTAAAGTAATTTGCCATGTCTGGTTGACCTTTCAAGTAATCCAGTAAGTTGTCAATATTGTAATTAGGATTAACATTGCCGAAATGTCCTGACATGGAAGATTTAAACGGATTATTCTTTCTATAATCCTCAAAGTATTTCTTAGTAGCTTCAGTCTTCAGTTCAGCCTTGTTAGTATCTATTATTTCTTTCTCCTTATTAGCTTGGTCTCTTAGACCTTTCTCTACATAGGCGTTAATTGCTTCGTCTCCTAATATTCCTTTACTTTTGGCATCTGCTATTAAGGACTCCCTGTAAGCATCTATCAAGTTTACATCACTACCTCCATTTAGATAAGCGCCTAAATCTCCATAGCCCATAGCGGCAGAGAATTTTAGGTCTTCAGGGTCATATTTATTGTCTTCTAGAGCTTTTAATAGATTAGAGCTTCTCTCTATCCAATTCTCTCTAGTTCCGAATACATCTTTGTTATATTCTGCTTCTGGATTATTAATGAAATCATTATGACTAGATTGTATTGCTTGTCTTAGGAATCCTAAGCGGTCTTGTGAATTAAACTTCCTCCATAGACTATCATCCCAGTTTCCTCCCATAGCTATATTAGCTAGTCTTTGTTTAAATGAAATTGGAGCTGCCTTAGTTTGAGGTTTCTCTTCAACCTGTGCCTTATAAGGACTCATACCTTTAATATAGCTTAATGCATAATCACCAACTCTGTTGAATGCATTATTCTCTGTATTCTTAGTACCTAATCCTAGAAATTTCTTGTCATATTTACCAGTACTACTCATTTGCCCAGAAGCATCTGTAAAGGTTCCGTCTCCATTCATAGTCACAGTCCCGGACTTAAGACCCTCTATGAATTGACCAGCAGCCTTTCTGAATTGGTCAGCTTTGTCCCCTTTTAGTCCGTTATTCTGTATATAGGTGTCAATGTTTCTATATAAGCCAGATACTAAATCTGATTTGTTATATTTGTTAACATCTTTCCACTCAAACAGCTCTGGTTCTTGTGAGGACTTGCCACCAGTTTGATACTTTCTTATTGCTTGTGACATATCGTATTATAAACTAAGAAAGGGACATATACTGTTTGATATATGCCCCTTTCTAACTTGTTAAATGATTATCTAACTCTTCTAAGTTTAGAACCATTTCTTGCAAAGGTTGGTTCCTCTTGAGGAGCTTCTCCAGGTCCCATACCTCCCTGTGCTGCCGACATAAGAGTCTGACATACAGCTAGAGCTGCTTCGCAGTTACCTGTTTGCACTGCCTGTGCTGCCACTTGAAGAATCTGTTCCATAGGATTACCTGCTTGTGCTCCTTCCGGTGCTCCGCCTTCCATTGGTGCTCCTTCAGCAGGTGCGCCTCCTGCTGCTGGGTCTTGTGGTACAGGAGCACTCCCACCTTGTTGAAATTTTGAAATTTTAGATTGAATTTTCATGTTAATTACTATTTAACGTTAAACATTAACTTTCCCACAAAGTTAGTTATACTTAACGATATTACCAAATTAATCTTTTGTTTCTACATATTCAGGCTCACGTTCATCTTGCTGTTTTAAATAGGTAAACATCTTCTTCCCGAGTGCCTTATAATCTCTATCTGCCTTAGATTTATCTGCTCTCTTAGCCATACGAATAAGAGTTTTAGTATTCTTTCTACTAAAGATTCTCTCTCCTCCATTTAATTCCATTTGAGTGGAACCATCGGGAGCTATAACCTTCATAGTTGGTACTTCATCATCGTCATCTATGTCAAGCTCATCTCCTTCCTTAATTCCAGAACCTTGATTTACTTCTAATACAAACTGCACATCGTCTTCTTCAGCAATAGTTTCATCGTGCGGTTGTCCCTTATAAACTGATATTACTTCAAAATCTTCATCAATAAATATTATATCAAGTGGAATGTCAGTATCTTGCATCCAGAAACCAACTGTTTGAGGTTCATCATATATGAACAGCATACCTTCATCTTCAGCAAGCTCTTTCTTGCCTTGCAGTCCTTTGGTCTTCTCCTCATCTGTTTGAGCTACCTCTACATTATACTTCTTATCGCCAATTTCTATTCTCATTCTACTACCTCCATTAAACCTGTATTGTCAACAGTGTTATTAATAATTTCATGTGCAAGTAATTTGCCAGCTTCTATAGCTGCATCATCGCTTCCGTCCTTCATAAGTTCTTCTAGTTTCTTAGTAACTTCTAATCTGAAGATGATTTCATTACGCTCAATTTCAGCATGTTGCTTCAATTTACCGCCTTCCTCCTCCGTTACTACAGGTATTCCTTTACTAGTTACTTGTTCATACTCTGGACTAATATCCTCTAAATGATGCTTGTGTGCGTGCAATGCTCCGTCTGGGATTACATTGACTGTACCTCCCTCTGCAAATTTTGGTGGTTGCTCTTCTAACTTCTCTTTAGGTCTAATCTTAGCTTTAGTAAGAACTTCCCTAGCCCATTGCGATTCAGCATCTAGTATCTTCATTCCGTTTCTACCAACTGCCATATTTCTATAACCTCCACTAAGTGCTAGTTCGTTTCTAAGACCAATTCCACTATAATTAGAAGCTGCAAATGCATCTTGTGCTTCTTGATTAATATCAGATACCAAATTCTGCTGCCGTTTAGCTTCTGCTATTTGTGCATTAGCTTTACGTCTAGCCTTACCACTGAAAGCTCCATACTTCTTACCACTTTTGGTAAGGGCATCATCTACCTTAGCCATTGAGCCTCCATAAGCTGAACCTTGCTGTTCCCAAGTTTCGTTATCTTTATAAATAGTATCAGCCTTCTTAGCTCCGAAAGCGTTTACTAATCCCATTGGAGTTAACTTCATAAATTTACTATCAAGAATCTTATCAGTAGTAGTCATTTGGTCGGTTCCTACTCCTAAAGCTGTAAGTCCATCTGACAACATACCACCAATCTTCATTGCCCCTCCAACGATAGTTCCTACTCCAGGTACACTAGAAATCATATTAGCTGCTGCATCATATCCCTGATTTAAGCCAGTAGTAAGTGCTGATTGCTCCTTCTTCGGAATAAAACTGCCAATCATATCAGCATAGCCTCTTGCCTTAGACATGGTGTTACCGATATTTGCTTTACTAAACAGCCCTCCACCAGGTTTAACAGTACTTCCAGCAGTTCCAGTTGCCATATTAGCAGCTGATTTAGATAATCCATTGACAGCTTTATTAGTATTAGCATTCATTAGTAATGCCTTAGAAGCCATGTCACCACTAGCCGCACCAGCTTGTAATAAAGGATTATTGGCGGGAGAGAATTTATCGAAGTTAGCGGATTGTAATCCAGTCATTGCTGTATAGAGGTCGCTACTAGACTGTAGGGGAGTTATACTCCCCATACC